CTAGTTCTTGATCTGTAATTTTCATAGCTTTTTTTCTTCAAAGATAATTAATCTTCCGAATCTACCCAATCACCCACAATAACTAGGTTTAAATCCTCTGCAATAATAGTATAAACGTAATCATCATCAGCACCCCAAGCAGCGTATTGTTCACCACTAATTCCAAGGTTTCCATTTGCTACTTGATAATTTTCTTCTGTTAACAGTTGCCAATAAAAAGAGGCTGCTTGTCCCAAGGTGACACTTGTACCTTGTGCTTGTAATTTAACGGCAGTTTTGGTTGTACCATTCTGCCATACATCTATTGGTTCTATTTCTTTCATATTTTACTCTTGTTTTAATAACGTAGGTAATGCTTACCCTTCTAGTGTTTCAATTCTTGCTTTTAAATCTTCTATTATGGTTTGTTGTTCTTGGATTGCAGCAGTTAACAAAGGCACTATTTTGCTTTGATCAATACCTTGATAATCGGGAACGGAACGCGTCTCCATTACTGCATCGACTGCCTCGGTTATTACGTTGCCATCCTCATCTGTTACCTCATCTACCCTTGGAGTTAACTCAAACTCCTCATCTCTCATGGCGTCCTTTTCTCCGCTGATGGCTTCGGGTACTATGTCTTGTACTTCGTGAGCGATAAAGCCGTCTACTATCTTATCTGCATCTGCTATAAAATTAAATCGACTAGGCTTTAATTGATTAACCCTAGATAAAGCATCTGTAATAGGTGTTACATTTTCTTTTAGTCTATAATCTGATGAGGTAGTAAAAAGGGTAGCACTCCCATTCGTTTGTATTTTACCCACTGCACCATTAGAATTAAAATATTCTTGCAAGTCTGTCAAATTATTATTATCAGACGCTTGTACAAGTGTCATCCTACTTTTAGAGTCATACTTAAAGGCACTTCCTACTAAATTACTAGCCGATGGCATAGCTGTAGCCCTAAATAAAACATCACCCCCCGATGTGATGCGCATTTTTTCGGTGTTATTGGTAATAAAAGCAAAATCAAAATTATTTTCAGAGCCAATAAAAGGGCAATTTGATGTACTTCGATTACCTCCAAGTAATAACGTTCCTTCATTTGTTTTAGCAAATCTTGCAGTACTATCACTATTAGACGCACCCCCAACGTCCAACCTTACTGATGGCGAATTAACTCCAATACCCACTTTACCCCCCGATGAGATGCGAAGGCGTTCTATCTGATTAGTACCTAACGCCAATGCATAAGCACCAACCGTTGTAATAGCAGATTCATTTGCACCTGTTCCTGATTGTATATATCCTGATGTTGTTCCTTGCGAGCCCATAATCATCCAACCTGTTCCATTATTTGCCCTTGTGGACATATAACTTGCATCTGTATTAGCACCTGCGGTTAATATTAAACCTTCATTGATTTTATTAATTGTAACTAATCCTCCTGCCGTTACACTACCACCAAAAGTAGCAGCACCCGTTCCATCTATTTTAAGTGCGCTTGTGCCACCTCCCGCAGTTGTACTGCCATATCTAACATCTAAAAGACTACCGCCCGTATTTCCTTGTACATATAAACAAACACCACCCGATCCTCCTCTTGATATTAAATTGTAACCCTCGTTAGATGTTGATGTTCTAAGAGATTGAGCAGTAAGCACACCATTAAAAGTAGCATCACCCACCGATGAGATGGTTAGTTTTGGAGAGCCTCCTGTTTGAAATTCTAAACCTCTAACTGATCCTGTTCCAACTTTATTTACATTAAAAATTGCATTTGTGCTGCTTTTTTTTATTTCTAAAAATTCAGTATTAGAATAACCTTCTTGCCCTAAAGAATATAGTTTTAAACTAGAGGTATTGTAAGCATTAACATTTCCAAAAAACTCAGATAAACCATTTGAATTTATAATAAATTTAACTGATGGAACTCCTGCATCTGTTGTTGAAAAATTTAATTTCCCCGATGCATTAGCAATATCAGCATCTGTTTTAGTTGCATAAATTTGTGCTAATGTTTTATAACTTGTTAATGTGTTTGAATTAAAAATTATATTAGCAGGAATTGAATTTATGGCAGTATCATTATTACTTATTATCAAATTTGATTGAGAAGATGCAGTTGAATTATTTATTTGAAAAGTTGATGAACTCATTGTAAAAGATGCATCTCCTTTTATAGTGTTTGAATTAGTCCATATTGCTACCTCATTAGTACTTGGTGTTCCTGTTTTTGTTACATTACCTACTCCCCCTGCTGCAACGGCTGCTTCTACATAGGCAGTTGTGGCAACCTTTGTGGAATCATCATTAGCCGTTTGAGTAGTTGCTACTGATCCATCGGGAAGTGTAACCCCTGCGGTTGGAAACGATAAAGTAATTGCTTGGCTTGATGCGCTTGTTTCTATTTGATTTGCCGTACCTGTAAAGGCTAATGTTTGAGTGTCTAAAGTAACTGAACCTGTGCCTGTGCCACCCGAAAAATCTAATGTGTTTGAAAGATCATCATCTGCCCAACTTAAAGTTCCGTTTGCATCTGCTAGTTTTAAAATCTGTCCGCTTGTGCCTCTAGTAGCAGGAAACGAAAAAGTATTAGCATCATTATTAAACTGAATCTGAGTTGTACTCATTGACAAAGGAGAACTATTCCCCAATCCATCAGTTAATTGTTGGATACTTGTGGTTAATGCGCTTTCAGTAGTTGCACCAATCGACAGAACACTTTTATAGGTAGACGCAATTGATTTATTCGTTAATACTGCCATTGTCTTTAAGTTTTGATAAAAACTGTTTTAATTTTTTAATGTTCTCTTTCTTCGGTTTGTAACTCAAAGCACCCATCCGTTAAAAGTTGCATCGTAACTTGGATAAATATCATCGTTCACGTTTGATGTGTATTCGGGAAATAAATTCTCGTTGAAACACATATAATCTATAAACCTTCTAGCGTACCACTCAGCGTGTGTTCTTGCTTTTTCTACTAGATAGTCTACTTCTGTTTTATTAACCGTCTCAGCGTTCTCTGAGGTGTGTTTAAATACCCCTCCGTTCTTTACTTGATAAGCAGCGAAGGGAAGATAATCCACTTGGGCAAACCAAATTAAAGCAGGTTGAATAAATTCTCCAAGTAAATATTTATAATCAGCATAGGGAGCAGTGTCTATGTCTCCGTTTCCTATTATTAAAGTAAACTTATCGTAAAGTTTTGTACCTAAATAATTCTGAATATTTATCTGTTGGCTAATCTTGATAAACTGAATGAACTTATCTGTGTCAACATTTCCATCAAGAATAGAATTGCGAACTAGATCGGTGCGATTTATGAATAAAACTGTTGCCATTATTTTTTCTTTTTCTTTTTAAAACCTCCCATTTTATCCCAATAGGCTTTTGTGAATCCTTTGTATTGCATATCGTTAGGGGCAACAGGTACTAGTTGCTCATTTACAGGCGCTCTAAAGCCTTTTGATCTTGCTTCCTTTGTGGTTACTTCGGTTCTCTTTTTAATGCCCTCTGTGAGCATGTATGTCTTTCTAAACCACTTATGATGACACCTTGCACCGCCTTTATATAACCAAATAGAATAAGTTGCTGCACCCTTTACTCCAAACCCTGCATTAACAGGCTTATTCGTTAAAGCAATTATATCTTCTTTTCTGTATATTTTTTTAGTAGCAACCATTTTATCACAAAATTTTCTAGAGTCACCTTGAACTTTTAAAGGAGCGTATTGGTAACGAACTAAAAAAGTTAAGTCTTCATCTTGTTTAGTTCCTCCATCTTGCTCTGAATCTTTTGCCCAAGGATATGCTCTTCCTGTGCTTACTAAATTTGTTATTTTTTTAAGTAAAGAAGGTTCATTTAACTCAGTTACTTGTTGATCTAAATCATCATCGTTATCATAATCAACTTCCGAAACATCTATTAAATCATACTTATCTAAAAGTTCATCTTCATCTTCCCCTAAAGAAAGAAATTCATCTAAGGCTTCATCGTGACTTTCACAAGGCATATAATAAGTAACCCCATCAACTTCGTGTTCGTGATAACCTTCGCATCCTATCTTTTTAGCTTCAGCTTCTGCTTCTTCGATTGTATCGTATGCAGTTTTGCCGTCTATTTGGGAACTCATTTCAATTCCCGTCTCTTCTTCTATTTCTTCTTTGTTTTGTAAATCTTTGTCAACCTCTGTAAATTCTAAAGGTTGCAAAGTTGTAAAGTATAGATTTAAAGAAATATCATTGTAGGCTAGTATTTCATCAAATGAATCAATTAACAATTCTTGAAACGGACGGATAACTGTGTTGTCCATTAATAAACTTGCAGTCTTAATTTCTTCAGCGTTATTTCCTAANCCCGAGTTGTCTTTNATTCCTAANANCATAGGGGAAACAATCCGATGAGCAACCATTATCTTTTGAGTTGCTTCTGTTGAAAGGAAAGAATAAACATTATGTGCATCACTTAATTGTATAGGTGTTACATCAGCAGCGGATTCTTTATCATTATTGAAACTTAATATAAATTTACCTGCGTTTGATGTTCCCGAAAACTTAGATGCAATTTTAGTTTCCAATAACTGCCTTTCTTCTTGATTCGGAATCCCATTATTCATGTTAATGAGCATATTTGGAGAAAATGAATTTCTTATATTATTGTAATGAAAATTAGAAATCTCTTCTTCAATCTCACAATATTGCAAACCCCCTTGATAATCGACAGGACTATAATAATAAAACCCTGCTCTGTATGGTTTAATATATAAAATCTCAATATTGTCTTTTGACATCCCAAATGCAGGGATTCTTAAAGGCGTATCGCTTGGTTTTATGTTTGTCCAATCCTTAAAATAATAATAAGCAGGAACATCACCTTCTTCATTTGCCTTTTCTGCCCTTAAAGTTTCAATTGGAAAGTGTTCTACTTTGACAAT